TATTTATGTAATTGAATATAATCTTTGTCACCAGATAGCACCAAAAAGCGTTCGCCGCCAGTATTGAGTTCGGTGCCATGTTCTTTAATAATGGTGCCAATAATATCGTCGGCTTCACAATGTTCCATATGAATTACTTTGTATGGAAACACTTCCTTAAGTTCATCACGAATTGTATTCATAATGTTAAAGAGATTATTCCAGTTAATCTCTGATTCCTCGCGTGACTTTTTGCGATTAGCTTTATAATAAGGAAATGCTTCACGGCGCCAGGTATTTTTACCATCAGCACAGATCACAAGTTCACCGTAATCTTTATGAAACTTTTTACGATTTAGTCTAAGGGAGTTTAAGAACATATGACGAATTAGATTTTCGTCAATGTCTACATTGTGGTGGTTACCGATACTTGCAAATAGCGAAGCAAGGATAACCTGGTTGTAGTCTACTAGTATTGCCATAATTTATCTCGTGTTACAGTTTAATTTACAATTTCTATTCTAATCCATTTCTTCATCAATGTCAACCATTTTTTCTTCAAAAGATGCAATATTGTCTTGGATGTCTAAAGAATCTTTAGCAAATTCCTGTAAGGGATGATATATCCCTTGAGATTGTAGGTGAAGAGACCTAATAGCCTCTAGAACTAATACCATGGATGGAAAGTAAGTTTCCATATCTTTACTGAAATCACAACCCGATCTAATAAGTTCACCTAAAACATTACGCCAAATAAACTCAGCAACCTCTTCACTGTAAAGTGATTTAAACTCTTTTAATTGAAATTCGAGTTCTTCTTTAGATTGCGGTGGCGCGTCTACTTTAACTTTTGGAAATTGGATTATATTATCAGTCATCTAAAATTTTTAAAAGTCTATTCCATGCGCCGGCATAGGCATCAATACCGTGACGGCCCAAGGATAAACGATCTCCTGTTGTCATGCCTTTAATAAAGTTTGGATCTGCTACTTGCGTATCTAAAATTTGTCTTGTAAGATTATAGGCTAATTGCGCGTGTTCTTGCAGATTTTCTGTATAGTCATACATTACGGTAGCATTTGCGCTTGTTTCTGAAAGAGCTCCAAAGTTTGGATGGATACATAGTACGCCAGAACGAATTGCTTCAATCATTGCAATACAAGATGTTTCTTTCCAAATGCTTGGGAACAAGAAAATATGAGCTTTATCTAGGGCATCCATAATATCTGCGTTTGGCTTTACACCATGATAAGTCATTTTTGGATGCGATCTTGCTACATTAAATAGTCCTTCATAAGGAGCGTCTCGTTGTTCCCATCCATAAATTCCAAATGAAGAATAAATGTCTAAATGGATGTTATTATAATTTTCTGTTAATTTATCAAAAATTGGAATAAGTAATTCCAAACCGCGATGTGGTGTGGTGTGATAAATGAAGCGAATTGTGTCGTACTCTTTTTTAGGCAATTGATAAGGTTTTTCAATTGCATTAGGAATTACGGTACACTTAGAATATGGCATTCCAAAATGCATAATATATTGGTCTCTCTGCCACGCTGACACAAATACAAAATGGTCAAATTTGAGCCATCCGCTATTTGCTAAAATTTGATTTTCTGGATCTTCTGCTAAGTCGTGCGCGTAAAGAATATTTTTTACATCATTAGGAATTTCTCTAGGACGAGAAAAATGGATCGCGAAATTTTGCAATGGGCGTGAGGCTACATTTTCAAGTAGCCTTGTTCTCATTTGTTCTGTTCCGCCTTGAGATTTTCCTGACACTTCACTTTCAACAACTTGACCTTTATAGATCATACTCATAATATATCTCCTAGCCTAATAGCCTTTCATATCCATATAAACTATCATATTTAAAATCTCTAAACTTTCCGTTTTCAAGATCATAAACACTGAGTGTATCTGGGGTTGAATCTTTCAACCTATGCACTCCCATTTTTTCTTCTGGGATGATGCTCGTGTCTCTTGTAGCATGAATGAAGCGTGCTGTCCCATCCTTTTTGTGAAGAGTTAAAATCCATTTACCCTCAGTAAGAATGTTTAGCATATCGTTTCTTTTCCAAGGTCTTTTAATTACTGCCATTTTTATTTTCCTATTTTAATACAAAAGCTCGTTTTTGAATATCCTTATAAGAACCACCACGCAAATCGCTCATACGTACTTTAATAAAAGGCTTATTTGTTTCATTCTTATTAGGGTTTTCAATAGTAAGCTTTGGATTACTACCTTTCATGTACGCCTTTTGTTTATTTAACAGTTTCTGTGCAGGTGTAATACCAACACCTGATGTTTTCATAGAAGAACGCCGTTCGCCACCCGACACGGCTCCACTAGATTTACCACCTTTTTTCTTACCCATAATATTATTCCTTATTCCAAATTAATTAATTCTAGATCCCTTAAAGATTTATAACATAATGTTGTCAGTTCTTCAGTTGGATCGAGTCTTATATAAGATATTAACCTATCTATATATTGTAATTCTTTATCATGATTAGATGCCACGCTCATTGATTCAAAAAATGTTTCAATATCATATGGATTTTCTAAGAACAGCTTGGGTTTAGTATTTTTTTCTTTATTATTATGCTTCTGCTCTGACATTTCCCTCTTTCGAATAGATTTTTTCTAAAATATCATAAAAATCCTCGATCGTTCCATTATTGTGGATCCTATAAGTTCTTACATTAAACTTTTTAGGTAAAATGTATTTTGATTGAATTTCTGTTTTGTGATTATTTACATATTCAGAAACAATGTTTCCGTCGAAATATCGTCTTGAGTCGGAGGAGTAATCGCAACCTTCTCGTGTTAATTGAACGAGGATAAAGTTTTCAGATCCAACTTTATTTATAACGGGTACGAGTTCGTCAATAAAGCCGCCGTCTGAGATGGCATAATCTACACCATCTTTAATCTCATTAGCAACCTGCATACCAAAATAGTCCAAACCCTTTTTAGGCTTAATAACTTTTTCTGATACGTAAATCATAGCCTCACGTCTAGACATGTGACCGAGAAGTGCAGAGGGAATTTCTTTTACAGCTCGGTCTTTATAACCCTCCATAAACCAATTATAGTTTACGTCAAAATATCTACAAGTTTCTTTGTATAACTGATATTTGAACGACAGATGCTTGAAGCCTTTGTCTTTATAATAGTCTGCCGCGGCATCTTTACCAGAGCCGGGAGGTCCATTAAAAAGTATAATCATTAAAACTGATCCTCGACTATTTTAAGAATTTCTTTGGAAAATGCATTTTTCCATTCTTGAGGCGTGATACCTGACAGAATAAACTCACGATCTTCATCAGTAAGGTAAGGCATAAGTTCTTGAATGCTGCCATAGCCAGCTTCAAATTCAGCATAGTCTTTAGGATTTACAGGAATATCCTTTGAGCGTTCTACTCCACTAAAAGCACTTTTTCGTTTAATAATCATGAACATCTCCATCAATTGATTCTATTCTAATATAATACATCAAGTGTCATTTGTACATAGTTATTTGAGATGTTTGCTGTGTATTTTGCAGCCAATAAATTCATTATAATATTCGTCTTTTAAAAGCACCTCTCTGTCAAACTGCTCTTTTGCTTCTAGGTAACTCATCATTCCTTTAGAGTTACACAAATGCAATATTTCTCTTTTAAAATTATCACGCCCATTGGACTCGACTAAAGATTTCACTTCTTCTGACGAACCAAAGTAATCCTGCCAATCAGACTCAGATATTTTGGTTCGTTTACGTGTCTTACCTTTTAAGGGTTTCAATCGTCTTTTAGATAGGAAATTCTTTTTTCCAACATACTTTTTTCCGTTGGATAGATCTGTAATTAAATATACAAATCCAATATGTTCACCAATCATTTCACTGGTGAACTCTTTATCATTATAAAACCACATAATAACTCCATGCTAATAGAGTTATTTATTTACCGTGTTCAAGGTCCTCAATACGACGAGTTAGATCACGAATTGTTTCCAAAATATCAATCCCATCTGGATCATCTCTATCGCTGATAATAACACGACCTTCTTCAATGAGCTTAACATTTGCGCCATTGAGACCAGGTAAATTCTTTTCTTCAGTCATTACTAATTTCCTCTTCGTCCGTTTTAATATACATTATAAGTTGCGTATCATCATTTTTAAGATCAAACTCAATGTCCTTGACATTATGACTTAAATAAATGCGCTGTCCGTTTTTATATATAACGAGACTCTTAATTAATTCCCAATCCATTTACCACTCCGGAGCTGAATAATCTTTATGTAATTTATATGCCGCTATTCCATCCAATCCGTAAGTTGGACAAACGTGAATATACTCAGGCAAACCTAAATCATCTTTATCACCGGCTTCACCACAAATAAAGTATGCACCAGTTTTTTCAGGTGAACTGTGTTTCCAAATTTTTAAGAGCTTTTGGTAAAGCTGATATTCATTATCACTAATTTCAACCATCATCTTCTTCCCAATATCTACAATAAAAATGTTTGCCGTATAGGTCAATCTCGTGCTGAGGATAACCTTCGCTCAACAGCCAAGGAAGGATACTTTCATCTTCACCAACTTCTTCTGGAATAGGCTTAGGAAAGCCGTATTTCCAACCAGAAGGTGGATCACACATCATTACTTTAGCCATTAGTTCCTCCGCATTTGTGCTGCATCAACCATAGCCTTCTTATTATCTTTACGAACAGGCATAAGGTTAGATTTGTGAGTTGTAACAATACCAGCAATTTCATTACCGGTATAAGACATTGATTCTTTCGCAGTACCATTACCGGCAATACGATCAGACGTCATACGAGGACCGGTTTTATAGTCAGGCATTTCATAACGATAATCTTGTTTTTTACCAGTAACACCCATACGTTTTAGAAACTCTTCATGGTCAGCCTGAGCTTGTTTCCAACCTGGCCGCCGCTTGACTTTTGATTTACCGTGTATTTGAACACCACGAATCATATGCATACTCATAATTAAGCCTCCTTATAGTATTCATCAAATACACCATACAAACGCAGTTTAACGTTTTTAATATGGCTACATGCTTTACGAGGATTCCTTTTACAGGTACAAGAGAAGCCTTCTGGATGCATGGTAACTACACCCTTAGAGTAAGTCCACTCTGTACCAATTAAAAAGTGTTTAGACGTGTCGATTAGACTTGCAGGAAATATTTTCATAATATAAATCTATACTGATTCTACAGTATTGTCAACAACCTATTTCTATTGTTTGAAGCCTTGATAATTACGATCAATTGTAACTGTTTCAATTTCAAATGGCTTGTCGAGTTTAGCATTTAAATCTTCAATCATTTTAAGAAGATTTTCAATCTTGCTTTCAAGGCTACCAAGACGATCTGCGTGTTTATGCAAACGCATTTCTAAATCTCTTGTGTCAGTCATATTGCGCCATCTCCATAATTTCGAGTGTTTTGAATTTCTTCAGCCAATTGGTTATATCCACCAACATATTTACTATGCCAAAATATTTGCGGAATTTGTTTAACTTCATGACCAAGGCGTTCTTCTAACTCTTCACGAGCACCTTCGTCACGTTGTATATCTTTATAGGTATAAGCCAGGCTGTAACGTTCGACCAGCTTTTTAGCACGTAAACAAAACCCACAGGTCTGTGTACCATAAATTTCTATCATTATTGTATCCTTTGCATACTTTCAAAAACTGTTTTCACGGTTTCTGGAGTTCCAAAATCAACCCGCCAAATAATATTATAAGAACCTTTTCGACGAGTCTCAAATGATCTACTAAACCATCCACTGATTTTATTTTCTTTAATCATATATTCGTCTGTTACTGGAACCCAATCTGGATCCAGACAGTCAATAATATTATTTAGTTGTTTTTCACTATAATCTTCTAACAATTTATGAGGCCTCCACCAACTCTCTTTGCATTTCAATAATTTGAGCCAT